CTTCATCAATTTCATCTTCATCTTCATAAAATTCTTCAAACTCTGGCCTTATCTTTATCAGTATAAACAACAAAAATACTACTGTCAAGATCCATGGAACTAATAGCAGTAATATCATTGGAATGCTCACCGTCCTCTACGACCATTATACATTACGGGGGGCATTTTGCAATCAGAGGGATGATATAGCAAGGATGTTCCATGTTATCATGATTAGCGAAACCAACAAGCTAATAATAGATACAAGAGGGACGCTGTTTTGCTGAATTCCAAGGGCAATTGTCAAAAGGGACAGGGCTGTATTTAGGACAAGAAGTACCAGTATTGTAATTAAAAATGAAAAAATCATGAGGATATCCTTTCTGTTAGGTATATTATACTAGAGCATTCCGAATGAGTCAAGGTAGCTAGCAACATCATCTGGTATTTCTTTTGGTTCCCATCTAAGATTATCATCATCTACTTCGTGTTTTTTACTTATTGATTTCCAATCATGAATCTCTATCTCTTGATTTGTATTACGAGGACTGTGGGCAATTGCATTGTATACCGCTCCTGTAACGGCATCTGAGAGATCCTTAGAGCCTTTACGAGGGTGGTCTACCTTCTTATCAGAAACAATACGCAGTTGGCTCATTTCCTCTAAGAGAATGTCAATATGTGGCATCAGTACGCGGTCTTCATAAACAAGCATCGCTAAGTCTTCATAGTGCTTTTTAGCAACGGATAGCGTGTCTGTCTTAATTCCGACAGACTTAAGTTCTTGTTGAATATCAAATGATTGCCATCGGTCAAAGGTAACCAGGCCAATTCTATACCCATCACGCCTAAAGTTAACAATCCAATTCTTTACTTCTGATAGATCTACGGGGCCTTCTTTTTGCGGCTCCCACCAAACAATGGCATCAACTATAACAAAAGGATGAACCTGAGTGTAGTCATTAAAGGTTCTTACCTGTACCCACTTATCCACATGAGCAATTGCAATCGCACATTTATCATGCTTCTGAGCAAGGTCAGCATGAAGAAAGTATTGTACATCTTCTTGCGGTTGAAAAACTGGTTCAATTCTTTTAAAGTTATCCACAGGGTTGTGCAAGGACATTACTCTTTCTAGCTTATCTTTTTGTTTAAAAAATGCATCTGACATAAAAGAAGGCATACATGCAAAGCGCTGCATAGCATCTCCATAATCCGTCATAAAAGAAATCTTAAAGTCTTCAATCCTTCTTGTTGGGTTAGCATCCCAAGTGGCGCGTTTAATTGCATATACCCCCGGATATTTGTAGGAAAGAATGTGATCTTCTGTCCACTCAATAGAGAATTGATTATCTGGATCGTCATGGGGAAGGTCCTCATTAATGACAAAGGTATGTGTTTTGTGCTCAACATCCTTTTCAGCAACAACCTCGTCATACCTTTTAGAGATAAAGTCCCCTGGATAGCGTGGAAAGGAAAGAAGAACGACCTTTCCAAAGTCTGGAAATCTTGAATCTACTGACGCGCGGAATGCTCTATAAATAGCATCACCAGTTTTTGCATTCTCATTTCCGCTGGCGCTCTCTTGAGAAAAGCCAGAGATCTCATCAAGAATTGCCAAGATAAGGTTTAACCCTTCGTGACTCTCTCTTTCCGAATGTCCAGAATAAACAGTAATTGCTTTGTTAAATTCAAGACTATCTGCCTTTGCTTCAAACTTCCCTGCAAACCAAGGTGACCTATTAATCTTTCCTTTCAGACCTTTAAAAAAAACATTCTTTGCCTGTTGAGCGTTAATGGCAACGTTAATAATATCAATAGCATCACCTGGAGGCTTACCAAAATATCTCGCAGGATCTTTTAGGCAAAGGAGCTTATAAACCAAATAAGCACAGCCGATGGTGGAAGTATGGTCTTTGCCCGAACCCTTTCCCAATTGTAGTAGAACTTCTGCCTTTGTATATTTTTTATAATGATCACGTCCTTCTTTATCTCCCATAAACCTAATTAGATCTTTTTCTTTGTAAATTTGACTCATTGCTTCTACAAGATCCCTTTGAATTTGGGACAACTCTGGCTGATCTAGATACTGTTCATTATGAAGAAATGTATCTAAATCTACTGGATCTTCCTCAAAAGGATTGTCATCTAGAGCTGCAAAAAAATCTGAAAGATCAGCCATGAGCTACCACAGCCTCACCGTCAGGGCCAGAAACCTCTGATAAACGTGCAAGAACTTTTGGCTTACAGGTTAAGCATTGACCAGAGACATCTATAAGAATTTTCATAAGCAGATCCTGTTTTCTTTCTGTCTCTAAAAGTTGCTCTGATAGCTCTTTGTTTTCAAGAAGCCCAGCTTTTTGCAACATGTCAATTCTTTTAGACTCAATATCAAGAACTAATTTAATTGCTGCGGTCTTTGCAGAAAGATTTGAATTTTGCCCTGCCTCATTAATCACTTCGTATGCTTGCTTAATTAATCCAGAGTAATGTGTGTCTGCTGCTGAGAGGGCCTCTCTTGCTCGTGATCTTACCGCTTCTGAGTTAGATGCCATAACCTTCCACTCTCTCAAAAGGGAGGAGACTCTTGCTTTAGGAATATCTAATTGCTTGGATATTTCTGTTTCATTTAGCCCCTTGATATATTCTGAAGCAACAAGGTTTACTTCCTCTAGGTGTTCAATAATTTCGCTCATAGTGTCCTCTATTATAGCAGTGGGGTAGGAATGTTGCCACCTAAGTTATTAGTTGTCCTACCCCACCTTATTGCTACATGCAGTTAGAATTAAATTGATTCCAATGCTTCATTCCCGATTTATTTCTCCATGCGGTAAAGAATGCACGATCTTGATAATATCTATTCCATTCGTGTATTGGTTTGTTTCTTAGCTTTTTAATATTTTTCGACAAGCCATCTTTTAATTCTTTTGATTCTTTTAACATCATCCAAACTAAAGAGTCTCTCCAAAAATTATCTAAAAATTGGTACGCCCCTCTCGCTGATGATGTTTTGTTTGCTGATTTATAGTTAAATCGGGATTCACCGTACATGATGCACTTGCGTAACGATTCCCATTTCTTGTTGTACCATTTTCCTTGATAGAGTGATTTTTCGTACCCCATCATGTCTTTAGCATCTTTTGATTTTGCTACCCGATATTCTTTGGTAGCTTTTACGACTTGTACCGTCGCAGTAGGTGCAGACTTAGCATACACCTGTTCGGAGACAGGTACAGTAATTGCTGGTGCTGATAAAGCTGGTGCTGATAATATTAATGCAATTACCATTCCTAACATCCCTCCTAGCAGTTTCGTTTTCGTCATTTGTTCCTCCTGACGGCGGCAACATTATTCTAGACTATCATATAGTTGACGATAATTCAAGTTATTTTTATAATTTATTGAGGAGCTTTGTGAAAAGGATCACACTAAATTATCTTTTATTTGATTAAGAACAAACAAATCCCTTTTTGATTTCTTAAACCTTGAGTATCTTTTTAGTAGGGGAACCTTGGATTCCCAAGAACCAGCGGAGCTGCAAGTAATAGCTTGAGTAACTAACTTATCTGTCATAGAAAATCTTTTAAACACGACATTTTTTTCTGTAAAAAACTTTACATAGGCCAAATGCTCCCCTTCTTCTAAAGAAATTTTTTCTATTCCAGGCCATACGTTAAATTCCAGATTAAAGGGTCTGAACCAAGAACCACAATTGTATATTCCTGGTACAACAGCTCCCCAAGAAAGGTGTTGGGCTTGAGAAAAATAGGGGCTAGAGAACATGACCTCAACATCTTCTTCTGTAAAAAAAATTAGTGAATAGTCAAAGGCGGCAAGAAGATTTTGATTTAAGCTTGGGGGACGATTTACGCTCCATCTTCCATCATCACTATCCATTTCGCTGGAAACTTTTCCATCTTCTATTATAAACGAAGCCGATGTTTTTAAGGTATTTTTTAATACAAAAAGATTTTTTCCCAGTCCAAAAACTGCTGGACATCGAAGCAAATTATCATCTTTATTATTTTTATTTTTGTTTAAAGATATCTCATGCATAAAACTTGTGGGCTCTTCAAATAAAATAGATAGGTCTAACGGACCGTTTAAAACATTTGCCCAGTAAACTGTTAAATCTTTAGACATTCTATAATTCCCTTTTATTTCTAGTTTCTCTTTTAATTTCTCTATCCAGGTACCATGCTGCTTTTTTCAAATCTTCAATCCTGTTACCCTTTTCGTCTGCTCGTAAAACATATTTAACTACATTTCCTAAACAAAAATTCATATGCTCTGTTATTTGAATTACTTCTACTCCGCTTGGGTGAGAGGTATAGTGATTTGGATGATTTACCATGTCTGTCATTATTTTATTCCAAACTTTTTAAATTGGCGATAGATTATTTGTATGCTTACTCCACATTCTTTAGCAATATCTTCTGGAGATTTTTTATCAAGATATCTTCTTTTTTTTAGATATGCTTCTGAATGGTGCAGTTTCGTATTTTTGGCCATTCTAGAACACCTTACCCCAATTGTCAATAGACCACGCTCCGATGCAAATTGCATCAGCCACATCATCATCATCAACATTTAGGCTAAAACGATCATTAATAAACTTAATAGTTCTTTGTTTACGAAAAAGTCTTTCTTGTGATTTATACCAAGATGCTGTCCTGCCTGGATTTTTATTTTTAATAATATTTTTTTCAT